AATAATAATCATGTAAAATGATATTTTTAAAGTAGGAACCAAAAAAGAGGCACCATGACGATCCAAGCTTATCAATTTGCTGGTGGATACGGAACTGTAGCAATTCCCAATCCTCCAATTATCTCCCCACGTTCTCCCGCTACCACAGATATTGTATCTCCTGATGGGAACCCTTATCAGATAGGGCAGTACTGGCAAAATACCCTCACCAACCAAATTTACTTCTATACCGGTGGTGGTTTATGGGATCTAATTGCGGGCGCTGGTGTTGGGCCTATTGATGCTCTTACTGGAAATTCCGGAGGTGCGATTGGGCCTGTAGCTGGAAATATCAATGTGGTGGGCACAGGAACCACAACAGTTGTGGGATCAGGTCACACTTTGACGGTAACACCGACAAGCGGAGGTTTCCCAGTTACTCCTTTCGTTGTTGGACCTGTTGGAGTAGCCGGCTATCAAACCATTCAGTCGGCAGCTACAGCGGCTGGTGCAGCAGGTGGCGGAGTAGTATATATCCAAGGTGGTTCATACACTGAAAACGTTACAATTCCTGCAAATGTATCTTTCATAGGCTCCGATGAAGGAGTATCCATTACAGGAACTCATACCCCTCCTACTACGTCAGCCAGTTCTTTGACTTTTGATAACATCGTATTCATCTCCGCCACAGATGTCCTTTTCTCTACTGCCGCAGGAACTACCATTATTAATTTCAATAACTGCTTTTTTATCATCACTAGTGGATATGTGATGAATTTATTGAATTGGACGGGCGAATTGCTGATGGACAATTGCGGAGAAGCCAGTACCAATGATGGTGTAATTAATAACACGGGTGGCTCTGCAATCAAACTGATCAACGTAGAGGTAGGTGCAGGTACTGGCAAGACAATGAATGTCACTAGTAGTTCTTTCCTCAGAATCGATACATGTAATGTCAATTGTCCCGTCAGTATGAGCGGTTCTGGTTCTTTGATCATTCAGAATGGGGTCAAATTCGCCAATAATGTTACCATTGGTGGGAGTTTATCCGGATATATCATTCAGACTGTATTTAATACCGGATCAGCTCAAGCCTTAACTTATAATTCTAGTGGTAATACATTTCTTACCGATGTTTCTGTCAATTCCAGCAATAACCCTGCTATTGGCGGAACAGGAACAGGAACATTAACTGTTTCTCAAATATCTTTTATAAGCAATGCTGCTCTAGCTAATACTTTAACTATAGCATATGGATCATCTCTTTTGGGTTCCACGACTGTAGTTGGGACAACAAATGTCAATATCACTGGATCCGGTGTAAGCACCATAGGAACTGGAGGAACGGGAGCAGTTAATATTGGGAATGCCACAGGAAATACAGCAGTCACTGGATCTCTCACTGCTAGTACCACTCTAACTGCCACTTCGGGAGCTATCACTACCACTAATGGAAATTTTGTCGCTTCAACAGCTGGGACTGGTTTATTGTTTAATCCTACGACAACTTCAGGAACTACAACAGCAACTCTTAATGGTCGATGTGGAAAAATCACTATCACCACCCCAACTATCAATGCCGGAGCGACTTTCACTTTCACGATCACAAATAGTTCTGTAACTAGTTCATCGACTCAAATTCTTTATGGACTGACGGGAGGGACTACAGGTTCGGCGATCACCATACAGAGTGTAACTAATTCAGCTTCTACATCCGCAGTCGTAATTCAGAACGCCTCCGCAGTTACAAATAGTACGGGATCTCTTGTCTTAACATTCTTAGTGATCAATTAAGGTACTAAAAAATATGTCCGCAATCGCCGTCCGTTTTGATGGATACAGATCTCTAGCATTTGGTTCAATACCAAGTACATATACTGCTCTTGGTACGCCGACAACTCACTTGATGAGGATATTAAAAATCATCAATAATACAAATGCAGATCTGAATATTTCTTTTGATGGAACAACAAATAATGACTTTGTCCCGGCTAATTCATTTGTTCTGTATGACTTTGAGACGAACTCATCCACGGATTATGACTTCTTCTTATCGCTCGGTACGCAGCTCTATGTGAATTACAATAGTGGTGCACCTACGTCTGGATCGGTTTACGCTATCATGATTTATGGGAAGGGTCAATGAGTCAGGCTGGAATAACGAATATAAAAGGCGGAGGTGGTGGAGTTGTCTCAACTCTCACCGGGGATTCTGGCGGAGCAATTCCCCCAACAGCCAATAATATCAATTTATTTGGAACTACCAATCAAATCACAACGACAGGCACTCCAGCTTCTAGTCAGATTGTTTGGAGTTTGCCTACAACTGTTATTGCTCCAGGCTCTGTAACCACCACTACCTTCCTCACAGCTGATCTTGGAAATATTACGGCTGTTTCTGGAAATTTTGTGATGCCTTCTACGACGGCTACAGTTGGTCAGCTCGTGCAAAATGGAACTCCATTATTACAGACATATGGGAACGAAAATACTTTTTTGGGTGGTGATGCAGGTAATTTTACGCTCACTGTCGGCGCCGCTAGTGCAAACATAGGAATTGGCAACAGTTCATTGACTGCACTCACCACAGGTCAGTCCAATGTTGCCATAGGATACTTGTCAGGCACTTCAATGACAAGTGGTTTCCAGAATGTTGCAATTGGCACCTCTTCGATGTTAGATTTAACCACAGGAAATGCCAATACTGCCGTGGGTTATCATTCCATGTTTAGCGGAACTAGTGCAGTTGCCAATACTGCCTATGGATATTCCGCTCTAGATGCACTTCTCACAGGAACTTATAACTGTGCCATCGGAGAGAATGCGGGAAATAACTATGTAGGTGCTGAATCCAGCAACTTGCTCTTGATGAATGCTGGTGTGGCCAGCGAAAGTAATGTTACACGCATAGGCACCCAGGGGGCTGGAAATGGCCAACAAAATGAATGCTTCATTGCGGGTATTGTAGGTGTCACAGTATCTAACATTCAATCTGTCGTTATCAATAGTTCTACGGGACAACTTGGTGTCAGCAACGGATCTATAGTTTCGTGGTCGGATACTTCTGGAACCGTCAATGCAGCATCCAATAATGGATATTTCATCACCAATACATGCACATCAACTCTTCCAGCTGCTCCAAATGAAGGAGATATTGTCTCTTATGTTGTAGACACAACAAATATTCTGACGATTACTGCCAATACGGGGCAAAAAATACGCATAGGCACAACAATCTCCGCTTCCGCGGGAACTGCGGCCAATAATGCGCGCGGAGATTCAATCAACTTGGTTTATCGAACTACTGGAGCTACATGGTTTAGTGTGGGAGCTCCTGAGGGAACATGGACCGTAACCTAAGGACTCTTCATGTCACTTACTGCAGTAATCACACAAAATATTTCTGCGCAAACACAAAATATTATATTTAGTACATCAGGTCAAGTTGAGGAAATCACCTATAGTAACAATCAGATTACGTATGCAGCCGAATCAAGTTTTGTGCTCTCTCAATCGGATTTTTCCCTTTTCGCTGCGTACAAATTGCAGTTCTACAATGCGCTGCTGTCCAATTATCCTAATATCAATACATATTTTAACATAGAGATCCCAGTCTGTTTGATTGAAATTCAGTCACTGAGTGGACCGAATATCATACAATTTCATCAAACATCCACAGCTTCTCCTGTTTCATTGATTTATAATATTTCTTTTGATAGAGGAGCATTAACAGCTACATTTGCAGCACAAAGCAATCAAATCACAATTACACTTCAAGAATTTTTACTAGCATATCAAATGTTAAGATCATATTTCAATCAATGCCAAATAGCGTAAAGGTCAATAATGCCAACCCCAGGTAATGCTCTAGATATCACGTCAGCGGGTCTAGTTAAATTTGACGGAACAGCAACTTTTTCAGGTGTGACTACCACTCAATTTGATGTTTTGGTGGGTGCTGCTTCCAATGGAATTTCCAATATAGCTCCTTCAGCCACCTCTGGTGTTCCTTTAATTTCACAAGGTAGCTCTTCTAATCCAGCTTTTGGTACAGCTGTAGTGGCGGGAGGTGGTACGGGTAATACTACTTTCACTGCTTACTCTGTCATTTGCGCAGGAACCACAGCTACAGGAATTTTCCAGAATGTTTCCGGAGTGGGTAGTTCGGGACAAGTTTTAACATCTAATGGTGCTTCAGCTCTTCCTACGTGGCAAAATACAGGATCCTTCGTATGGACAGATGAAGGGACTAATTTTAATGCCTTAGCACAAAATGGATATTTCATTACTGCTACATGTACAGCGACTCTCCCGGCTTCTCCTTCGCAGGGCAATCAAATTTCTTTTACAATAGATGCAGCTACCACTACGGTTACTATTACGGCTAATACTGGTCAAATAATCAGAATTGGCACCGGTGTATCTGCTTCAGCTGGAACAGCAGCTAATAATGCCAGAGGTGATTCAGTCACCTTAGTATTTAGATCTAGTGATTCCGCTTGGATAGCTTCTTCAGTCATAGGAACTTGGATCGTAACTTAAACTCACGAGGAATATGGTCACACTCAGTAATAGTATAGATAATACAATAGGAGTGAGCCTATCAGGCGCCACTAACACCTTCACAGTGCAAAATCCCAGCAATACTGCATCTTCACAAGCAAAAATTCTGGCTACTGTAGGAGGAACGACTGCAGGAGATGCGTGGACTCAATATACGGCTGGAACTTCCCAAAGTTATGCGATAGGATTAAGTAACTCTAATTCTCAATCCTTATATATTTCTACAGCTGCTAGCGGAACCGTATCTCCCAGTACTGGGACTGCTTTGGTCACTCTTACGTCTGGAGGAAATCTAAATAAACCTTTGACGAGTGCTTTTAATGCTTACGTAGGCACTACCTTATCCAATGTTACTGGAGATGGAACCGTTTATACCGTGGTTTTTGGCACAGTTTTGTTTGATCAAAATTCAAACTATAACAACTCTAATGGAGTTTTTACAGCACCTGTTACAGGAATATATCATTTCTCTTCTGTAATTTTTTTAAATAATATAGTTGCTCAAACCGGCCTTTCATTGTCACTAACTACATCCGTTGCTTCATACATTACAGCTTACATGAATCCTTCAACAATTATTACAAGTGGATTCTTAGCCGTATCGGCGGATGTCTATACGAAATTAACAGCAGGTCAGGCAGCTCAGATGGAAATATCATTGACTGGAAGTACGAAAACTGTAGGTGTGTATGCCCCATACTCTTTTTTCAGTGGTACTCTTGTAGCTTAAAAAAACTATTCCACAAAATTCACGATTTTCGTATGCTCCAAAGAAAATTTTTCCTAGGAGCGTTTCATGAAAGTTTTTTTCTCTTTTTTTTGTTTGGTTCTTTTTTGCTTCTCACTTGGACATTGTGTCGATCAGCAAGTCTTTCTGACGAAAAATCAAGTTCTATTGACGAATGAAGGCATCTTCATCGACTATCAAGGTGTCTTAACTCAAGCAAATTCATTAGAATTTTTAGAAAATAGTTATATTGCCTCGATAAATAATCCTCAAGTTGGTAGAGTGTGTAGAAAGTGCGGCTCAAATATTGGGCCTGACGGAAAATGCGAAAATGCATCCTGTAGCAACAGCGGACGTAACGGGCCGAGGAAAGAATAGCGAGCCAAGGAAGTGACATTTGAAACAGCTGATTTTTCTATCATTTTTATTTCTTTCGTTTTTTGGATTACTTTTTGCTGAAGATACTACTCCTATATGCCTCAAAGGAGATGTACGCTTCAAAGCAAAAGTGGAGAAAGATAAAAAAGTTTCTGCTCAACTGAAATCAGAAGCTAATGCTTGTTTCAAATATTCCATGGAAAATTCATGGCTCGATTCGAAGATAAAGTTAAGTTTACCTCTGGAAAAATTCTATGATCATAGCGTACAACTGGAAATTGAACGACTGATCATAGGTTTTTCTCTTTTAGATGATGAAGCATTGTCCCTTGAAATTGGTAGAAGGAAGTTCGAAGATCTTTTCGAATCCAAAGTTCAGTTTAAGAGCTATTATAATGGCATCCATTTATCCCATTCTCACGCCATGAATTTAGGTCGTTTCTTTGTTCATGGCGGCCCTCATTTTGTGAACGCTGCAGAAAACTTTTATGGATTCATTGCTGAATGTGGCATGAAAAAAATTTTAGATTCCAATGCGACATTAAAATATTCCATTATTGACTGGAATTCTTCAAGCTCTCAACAAAAAGATTTAAACTTTTTAGTATCTCAGATGACTCTGGGATATGAGATTCCAAGAGTCATGTTATCGACCGGAAATTTTGCCATGTTCTCCGATAAGGTTCTTCTGTATGCGGCTGTATTAAAAAATCATCATCAGTGTCATGATTCCTATGGATTTTACACAGGAGCTTGCTTTGGAAAGATCGAGCAAGCAAAAGACTTGATGATCGATGTAAATTATCAATATCTGAATTCACAATGCATGCCAGAATTCGATAGAACGGGTGTAGAGAAAGGATTTCAGATCAAGGCCGTCTATGCCTTACTCGACAATTTCGACGTTCAGGCGAAGCTTACAACTAGCAAATCGGGCGAGCTTTCTGCTATTTATAAGTGGTAAAAAACTACATCACGATCGACAAGTAGTAAATGAGCACATTGCGACTTTCAGAGTTTCCAGCTCATGTCGGGTTTCTTGATACATTCTTGTTAATTCTCCGATCTTTGCAAACTGGCCTTTGCGTACTTTTTCCAAAGAATCACGCAAATTCCTGATCTCTTTCTCAAGTCTCTCTTCTTTTGTTTCTTGGAATAATAATAGTTGCTCTTCCTTCATAAACTCTCCTACAGAGCAACTAATGTAGCAAATCACATCTTATTTAGGAAGATGTGATTTTCCAAAATTCTGTGGGTTTTTTACGATAAACTTCTAGGTTAACTTCTTTCAATTCGGGAATGGATGTATAATCTATGTTGCCCTTACGAATGAAACGAGAAACCTTTACCCCTGAACCCATCGAGTTCTTGTTATTGCTCATTGCAATCAATGACTTTCTCAGTGCCTCTTCTTTTTGTTCTAGTATTCTAAGTTGTTCATTTATTTTGGTCCATTCTATCGCTTGGCAAGCCCACGCTTCATCCGTTTTAACTTCAAAATCTCTTGCCGTCATCTTCGGTGGCATGAATTCTTGCAGACATTGCCAAAAAGCTTGCTCCTTTTCAAGCATTTTCTTTATATACTTGTCATCCCTGTAAACTTTTACAATGGCACCCGATGATCCGTCGAAAGAAAAATAGTAAGACATATCCAATTCACACACTTCGAGCTGATGTTGTAGTTGAGGAAAGTACTTCTCGGGGATCTGTCCATGTAAAGCTTTCTGATGATCCACTGCTCCAGGACATTTTATCTCAGCTATATGTTTCGACTCCGCATCGATACCGTCTAAGGAAGCGATCATCCAGGAAAAAGAAGTATGTTGCTTTATTCGAGGTAAAAAAAATATCCCCGTCATCTTCTCCAATTCCAGACGGGCTGACTCTTCTAGATCAAGACCCCTTCTCATGCTGGATGATTCAGCTCTTTTGGGCGCTAAATCGTTCTTCTCTTCCCAAAGTTGGTAGGGTGTTTTCCACGGGGAGACTTCCATGATGACCGGGGCGTCACTTGCCCCGATCTTGTTTTTACGCATTTGCAGCCACTCAGGCGTGTTTTGTTGCATGTTATCCATTGATAACCTCAAGCTCTTCGTTCTTCTCTCTGATCGCCTGGTAATCGTTTCTGTGCTTGGTCAATGCATTCTTGATGCGATCAAACAATATGGCTGGCAAATCATCGAGACGCGTGATGTCCGCGGAGGATTTTTTAAGATGATCCATCAACTTAGTAAAAAAATTTGGATCACAATCCTCGATGATTGCATTTAATTCCTGCAATTGATCTGCAGAGATTGTGCCTTTAGTTTCTACTTGCTCGAAGTTCATGTTATCCTGAGAGAAAATACCAGGAGTGCGCTGTTCCGAAGATGATGCAAAAGGGTCTTCGTTGTCATAGAGAGCATCCAAATTACATGGTCTCTCATTGAATTTTTCGATGATATGCTTAGCTAACGGCTTATGCGGTAATGGATTGACTGTATACTCCGTCTCGATTTTCTCTCCCTTCTTGATAATCTTGATATCATAGAAGAAAGGCGCGCCCCAATCCTCGTCATTGCACAAAGACTCAATACCATTACGAATGGTTGCTTGAGTGACGTGTAGGATTTGTATTTGTTCCTCGGCGTAATTCCATACAACGAAAGCCCAGAAGTGTTTGACTGGTTTGGAAGCATTAAGTGGCTTTGTAGGTTTGCTATCGAATCGAAAGCGCACTGGTTTTTTCGTTGCACCTTCCTCTAACCAATCTTCCCAGCCTAGAATGGGTTGGGTTAGAATGCGTATTTTATTGTCTCCTTCTTGTAATTTCATATAGTAGTTGGAAGATTTGGGTGCTTCGTAACCTTTTGGAAGGAATGTTATTTTGCTCATATTGGCTCCTATGAATTTTTTAGTTCTTGTAAGTGTGTTTGGTTGATTTGTAAAAGTTCTTGTAAAAGAGCACCTTCTGCTTTTGGCATTGGGACAACTTTTGTTTGAGATGGGTCGCATTTGATTGCGAGACTGGTACTAGGAATCTTAAGACCCACTAAGTGGGCAGTTTCCTCAAGAGATCTCTCCAGGTCTGCAATATCGAAATATTCTGGATCGTAAAGATGCTTTAACACATCTTTGAGCCAGTATTTTATATTGACTAGCTGCTCGGATTGCTCCTCACATACGTAACAAGTGGGTTCTAAGTATGGTTCATCGTACATTTTGGCTCTCTAGTGTGTTCTTTTTTAAAATAATCTTTTTGGTTTTTAGCTGCTACAACTCGCTGCGTTTGATGCAGTCACCGAGGAGACTTGCTTTGCGTGCACTAATATAGCTGATAATGTATTATCAAACAACACAAATGTGCTGTTTTTTTACACATTTAAAATTATGCCAAATGCATGTGTTGATTTAAATTATTGAAATTTCTAAACTCTTTAGTTTTTGGAGGAATATGGATATAAGGAGGAATATGGATATAAGACAATATTTAGAAGAAAATAAATTGACTCTCGGATGGGTAGCGCATCACGTGCAATATTCTCTTGGACATATACAACAAATAGTCGCAGGAACTAGAAGACCTGGAAAAAGACTCATTCGGGATATAAAAAAACTAACCAATGGTATGGTGATGACGGCGGATGATATATGTTCTCCACGCAAGAAGAAAGAAAAAGTTGGGTGTGTTGAATCCGATGTGAAAAATTCCTCGGATCAAGTATAGAAAAAAGTGAGCGGTAAGAGAGCCATCTCCACCGCTCGGGAAACACACTAGATCTAATCACAAAACAAGCGATACCTGCCACGGAGACCTTGTTTTGTCAAAATGCCCACAGTAGGGCTAAAACTAAAGATCGGCTCCTAGAGAGCCACTATTACTAGATGGGCTACAAGAAGCCCCATTACTGTCCTCGGTGAGAGGACGGAGAAACAGATTTAATAACAAAGAGGTTATAAGAAACCTCATTGCTGTCCTCGGAGAGAGGACAGAGATAATAAAGAGGCTTTTAAAAGAGGTTTTTATTTTCTCTTATACTAGCCCGTTTATTTTAACGTACTTGTTCAGAGGTTTTTACACCACAAAAAAGCCGTTACGGTTGCCAGTTTAACATCATCGAGGATTTTATGAAATAGGAAATTTTTTCTTTAAGGGATAAAAAAACAAACCCCGTTGGCGAAAATAACAACGGGGAATGTGATGAGGACCTACTCATCTTAAATAGGGTTCCCCCTTTTTTGAGGGGGAATAACATGAAAAAATATTCAAAGAAGAACGTCAGGCTGCAGCCTTACAAGGAGGAAAAAATAAAAAACCTCGATGAAGAAATAAAGCCCTAACAAGGGAGAACGTACCATGCAGCCACAATTTATGGAAGAAAAATCTTTAAGAAACTCAGAACGAAAATAGGAGAAGTAAAATGGTTACAACAGAAGAAGAATTCGAAGGTTCCACAATTCAAAGATGTCCGCACGACAAACAACATCCTTATGTCATGATCAATTCAAATCTCATCGACGATGAAACAATTTCTCCCTTATGCAGATGGCTATTAATATATTTATTGAAAAATAAGGACGGATGGAAAATTTGCCCCCAGCAGGTCATAAATCATGCGAAAGAATTTTTAGGAAGAGACAAAGTTTTAGCCCTTTTTGACGAAGCTATCGAAAAAGGGTACATGTACCGTGTGGTCAAGAAAAATGGGAATTTAAATAATGGTTATAAATATTTTGTCTCAGAAACTCCAAAATTCAAAAAATCTTTCCGAGACCCTGAAAAGCCGGAGACTGAAAAATTAAAAAAATCTTTCCGACAACCGGCTCCTCAGGGTTCCGAAGCCCAGGCTCCTGAAGACACGGAACATAACTATAATGAATATATAAATTCTATATTCCCTAGAGAGATAAACAAAGAAGAAGGGGGGGAACTAGAAGCGCGCGCTCCCGCGCACGCGACCCCACCCCCCCCTTCTTCTTCGGCTGCTCCACTCAAGAAAACAAAATCCGATACTCCGTTAAAGTCACCATCCAAAGTCTTACCCAAGGTCCCACCCAAGGATGACAAAATATCTTTTGGAGAACATGTGAAACTTCGACCTGAGGAATATGAAACTTTATGTGGTGATCTTGGGAAAGCTGTGATTGATTTGTATATCACTAAGATTAACAACTATGTACCCAATAAGCCTGGCGCTCCATACAAAGATTATGCGGCCGTCATACGTCAATGGATCTTCAAAGACCAGACGGAAGGAAAGAAAATACCGGTCCCCGTCCAACCAAAAAGTGGAGAATCAAAAAATAAATTTGATTTAAATAAAAAACTTTGCGATAGAGCTGAGATGGAGCTGTTGCCATTCGTGACTACTCGGACGTTCTTTAACGCAGGACCTAATGAGGCCATTTTGATTTCCATCGAGAAAGATGTGGAGATTAGATACTCTTACGACATTGACACACAAGTGTTAAAAAATAAAATAATACAAGACTGTGAGCGGTACATCGGTGTAAGAGCAGCTGAGGCTTTGATGGGAAAACGGCAAAAAACTGTGGGTGACATAGTGGGCCAAGCATATGAAAGTCTACAAAAACAAACGTGCATGAGAGTTTAGATGAAAATAATAATTGATGGTCCGCCAATAGCCAAAGAGAGACATCGGTGCGGTTGCACCAAGCAAAGACGTTCCTTTGCTTACGATCCTCAAGTTAAGGGAGAGATGCAGGGCGTCCGGAATGAAATGCTGAAGGCTTGGAACGATTCCTGGGATAGTGAAGACAAGAGAATAGTCCTAGAAACGTCACAGTTGGCCAAGGCGCGATCTTTTGAGGTTAGCCTTACCTTTATATTCCCGATTAGTGATCGTGAAGCCTTGGGCCCTCAGAACGCGAAAAAATGGGGTTTTCTCGACCACCATGTTAAACCGGATCTGGATAACTTGGAAAAACTGTATTTGGACTGTGCAACTGGCATCTTTTGGTCCGATGACGCACAAGTTGTGGTTTGCCATTCAAAAAAAGAATATGATAAAAACCCTAGAACAGAAATGGTAATTATGGCAAAAAAACAATTAAGTATCCATCCAAAAGTACGAGGAATACTGGAGGTTTTTGGACCTGATAAGCTGAAGGAATTTCTGAATGACGTTACCGTCTTCCAAGGAGCACATGAAAAATTTGAAGAGATGGTGGAAAAAGCTGTTACGGGAGATAAAGAACGGCTTCTTACCTCCACCGCCTGCCTTTTAAGTGAGTTTGCCGCCAAGCATGGTGCCGAACTTGCAAAGATAAGGAAATACAGTGGTCTGAAAAAAGAGTTGGAAACTATACAATTTATAAATAATGGCGTTTTAAATGTGGAACAGTTTAGTGAAGTTTAAGAGACAACTTATCTTAACGAGTTTGACCATTTTGATGGTAATTCTATCGTTCTGGGTTTTATATGCTATAAGTTTATCTCATTATGAACAAGTATATAAACTAGAAGAGAGTAGTCAATGCAACTAGAGCCGCATTTTCACGCTGTATTTAATGCATGTCGAACCGCTCGTTATGCGTTGGAAGTCTTGCCAGATAATGACTTACTTAACGAATTGAAAGTAATGTTTACAATACAGAATGAAATATTTATGCATATGATCGAAGGGAAGCATTATGGTACGGATAATATCACAATGTTTATGGGTTATTGTCAATCAATTAAAGAGCAAGCAAGTCGCATCAAGGAGTCTTTATAATGAAGGAAAGAGTGCAATTGTTTTTTGATGCTACTGTTTCAGAAGTAATAAGCGATATAAACGACTTCTTGTCAAGAATGGATGGGAAATTTGTAAGCATTCATTATTGTCAAGGCGAAGAAGATAGTTGTTATAGACATTCTATAGCATTAGTTTATATCCCGGAAGAAGAGAATATAATTAACTTTCCAAAATGTATATGTTAGGGGACATCATGCCACTTAAAAAAGGAAAATCCAAAGAAACAATCAGTAAAAATATAAAAACTGAGATGGAACACGGTAAGCCACAAGATCAGGCTGTTGCTATTAGCCTTTCAGAGGCGCGTAAATCAGGTGCTAAAATTCCAAAGAAAAGCAAAAAGTAATAGAAAAGCTGAAGATGCATTCAAAAAGTGTTTGAATATTGATACAATAAATAATATCACTAGATAATTGACGAGGTACTCGATAAATGTTAATGGAAGAATTCGAAAATTTTAACGTCAAAACTAAAGAACAGTTTGATACGTTTTTTCAACAGCGTTGTTATGGACAATCTCTTTGTGAAACATTTTGTTCACTAGCTTGGGAAATATACCAACTTCAAATTTGTATGGAAGGCATTCTTGATGATTTGGATTTGATGAGTGTAGACAATGAAATGAAAAATTTTATAGGTTAATAAATGGAAGCACATCCCAATCATGAAGAAGACGATAGCAAAAGATGGAGTGAGATTGCTCTAGGATTGAGTCGCTTAAATCTCGCGGGAGAATATGCGCGTGAGTTCTCTAAAAAATTTTCCAGATACTTGGGCCCTCAGGATCGTATGGAAATGGCTGGATTATGCGCAAAATTTGATTATTTGTACTGGAAATATTGGGAGAAGTTAATTAAAAAGATTAGAGGAATATGAAATTCATAAGTAAACTGTACAAAACATTATTCAAGCCCATCTACTCGGAAATGGAGGCTGAATTGAAGAAGTCTTCGATAGATAGAGCAAGTCAAGCAAAAAAGGTATGGCAAATGGACAAACAGATAAGAAATATCGAAAAGACGATAAAAAAAGACACAAAAAAAGAAGAGAAGGAGCTAAAGACTCTTGAGAAAGCTGACAAGAAACGCGATAAAGTTTGCGACTATGGTCAGAAGATGATGAAAAAAAAGAAATGATTGATCTTCTTGAAATTACTGACTTTATCGGTGGTTTACTCATCCAATTAGCCAATTATCTAAAAGTTAGAAAGATAGCTTTTGGCTGGTTAATCACCGCTTTAACAATCATCTATTGGTTTTTTAGAGTATCATCGATTGGGTTTGTATCTCAGTCTTTTTGGCATATATTTTCTTTTATTATCGCCGTGCATGGTTATATTACGTGGACAAAACAAAATGAAAAATATTAATATTGGAGGATAAATGGCGAGGGGACATTTAGATCTTACGCATAAGGACAAAAGTAACATCTGGTTTTATCGAGGTACCTATACATTTGAAAGAGTGCAACAACTAACTGAAAGCCTTCAAGAATGGGTAAAGAATGCCATCATGAATGAAGAGGATTTTTTATTCTACCGTTGGGCATTCAAAATCGGTATGAATCCCAAGCGTATCTCTCACTTAGCAACCTTAAGTGAAAACTTTAAGGAAGCTTATGAGATGGCAAAGGAATGGCAAGAGTTCCGGCTACAAGAAGAGACCTTGCGTAAGAATACCGATTATAAAATGGCCAAAGACATGCTTTGCACTCACCATGGTTGGAAGATGAATCAGCAAGAAGATGTGCTTAAGGATGTTATGAATGATTTTGGGGAATATGTAAAATTACAAAAGGAGATATACGACGAAGAACAGGCAATGAAATAAATGGGTTTAATCGAGATCTCACCTAAGCAAAGAAAATTTCTCTTTGAATCAACAGCTCGTATTAATATCGCGGAAGGTGCTGTAAGGTCGGGAAAATCTTTTATTATCCTCCATCGATTTATGCAAGAATTGATGAATGGACCTGAAGGCGAATATGTCGTTACTGGTAAATCTCGGGATACGCTCGAAAGAAATGTAATCACTCCATTACAAAATATGTGTTCTTATGAAATTCCCTACAATCGCGGCTATGGATACTTCCACTTATCAGGTAAAAAAGTCTATGTCATCGGCGCAAATGATGAACGAGCATCATCCAAAATCAAAGGGGCGACCTTTGCAGGTGCTCTGGTCGATGAAGTTACAGAATTGCCAGAGTCCTATTTCGAAATGCTTTTTTCAAGGCTCACCATTAAAGGTTCCAAGCTATTTGGAGGCACTAACCCTGACAGTCCATACCATTGGCTTAAGACAAATTACATTGATCGCTTCAAAGAAGAGGACCCGAGATTTTTCAAGCGTTTCAAATTTATTTTGGATGACAACCCGAGCTTAGATGCTGAAATTAAGAGTGATTTGGAGAGGAAATACCAGGGTTTATGGTATAAAAGATTTATTCTCGGAGAGTGGGTACTCGCTGAAGGAGCGGTATACGATTTCTTCGACTCTTCCCTCCATGTTGTTGATCATGCCCCCACGTATGCGAAAAATTATTTCCTTGGTATCGATTACGGCACGAGCAACGCTTTCGCGGCTGTGCTGGTCGGCTACAACGACAATCAGAAGCCGGAAATTTGGGTGGAAAAGGAATATTACTGGGATTCCAAGAAAATGGGGTTTCAAAAGACGAATGCGGATTACGCCAATGATCTCAATCGCGAGTTTGGGGGTTATCCTGTCCGCATGGCTTATCTCGATCCTAGCGCAGCAAGTTTTCAAACAGAACTACGCAGACAAAAAATACCTGTCACACAAGCAAATAATGAAGTTTTAGATGGCATTCGCTGTATATCTACTCTCCTCTCGGAAAGGAGCTTGGTCATTTGCAAGAATTGCACTAATCTTATCAAAGAGATTGAAGGTTACGTTTGGGATGATAAGGCTGTCAAACGTGGCGAAGACAAGCCGATGAAACAAAGAGATCACGCCATAGATGCCCTCCGTTATGTCATCTTTTCCTATTTTGGTAAGAAGACAACCCTAAAAGAGACCAATTATGGCGAAATGAAGCAGCAGAAATGGAATCAGAACCCCATGAATAACCAAGGATTTGGTCCTAATTCGTGGGGTTGGCAGAAGTATTAAGTTGATATTTTGTTTCTAAACATATGCTTGTCCAAATTTCCAACCTTCTCTACCTTTTATGATCGTATGAGGGCACATTTTGTATTGCTTATTTGGGTTGAACCATCTGTGACATCGGGTGCATTTTGGGTTTAAGGATTTTTCAGCTTCCTGCTTATTTATATAAATTCCCTTTTCATCGATAAATATATGATTTATAGCCCCAAGTTTACCTTCTACTTGTATTAATATACAATGGGACCCGGAAGTAGGATCAATTTTTGGGCTAGAATACGCTAAACCAATGACAGTTGGATGGATATATATACGATCATCGACAATCTTGTAAGAAAAATCTTCTTCTTCTTTTCTATCTATTGACCAACCATTTAAAATATAAGTATTCGTATTCATTCCCTGTGGCGTTTCTTTTAAAATCGGCCAGTGAGGACAATGAGGGGAATTGTTATTGGCATCATAGAGTTGGTTACATCTGGAACATTTCTCCCATCTTGTATACGTTGAAAAAAAATCATTTGCATCCGTATATATTCCATTTATATCCACAAAGAGATGATTTACATGGCCAATCTTATCATCGATCATAAGGAAAATAGCATGAGGATTTTCTGAACATGGTTCTTTTGTAGAACCAAACAGAATACAAGCCGGACTCACATATAATCGATCGCCGTCTATTCTATAGGAAAAATCGGTAGATGCCTCACTTGCTTTTGCGGTGACGCAAAAAGATAGACAAAAGGAAAGGAATAAAAGTAAAAATTTGAATTTCATTTGACCTCCTGGTTTTCAGAGGAAATGATTATTCATTTTTTAATTTATATGTCCACGAATAAATTCCATGCTCACCTTCTCCATCATATAACCAATTGGCTTGGTTATCTTTAAGATCACCCTTGTATATCATTTCTTTGACAACCAATACGCGTACTCTCTGTCCGATTTCTGGGAGTTTGTCGCGTACATCAATCCATTGCTCTTCCATTTTACCTCGGTGTTCAAAATATTACTTTACACCTAGATAAACCATCCCGTTTTTACCGTCAATTTTAGATTTCATGAAAATTCATTCTCTCATACAGGAAACAAAACATGAAATTGCACTCATAGCAACTCCAACAACACATAAGACCAATCCCGTAATATTTAAATTGCCTTGAGAAGCATCAATTCCTATAATCACTGATCCACCGACTGCTGTTGCAAAGGAAACCACACAGACTTTTTGAGAAGTTTTGAATCTACTCCAAGTGGCAGAGGCTTTGCTCAACTCTTTGTCGAATTTTTTCTCATTAACAATATATGTGTGAGTTTGACCTGCTAGATAGTCTTTGACTCGAACTGTCGAACTCATGATTCCTCTTGGTTGGGTATTGGTGGTATACAAAACCAATAACGCAGATCTGAAAAACTGATATCGGTTCTTCTAAGCAGTACAATTCCACTTTCAGGAATTGCTATACCTATCCTTTCTTCGGTGATGTCTTCATCGGCTATGAAGACAATTTCGCTCTCCTGAGTAGGTAAAGCTTCAGTGGCGTCAATTCATTCCACGCATTCTTCTCCCAAGCCATTTTCGATAATTTCCTTCAAAACATTCGCACTGCTTTCTCTTCTTTCGATAGCAGTATTTGCATTTGTAGCCTTTCCGTATGTGATCTTTTTTACTCACGGATTTCATAATATCACTCTAACTGGTTTATTGACAGGCTTATATCGCTCATTAACATATGAAGCGTTAACAGAAATCACGTCTGCACAATAACCTGAAAAGAAATTTCCTTGCCCATACGCTTCATGAATATGTCCAAATACATGGAGTTTTGGACGCACCGCATATTTCAAAACTATATATAATGTACTACTTCCAACGTGTTCCGCCTCATCTTCTCCTTCGTTAATATAGCAAACTTGATCCAATACCATTTTGGGTGGACTATGTGTTATCAAAATATCGGTACCGTGGGGGATGAGGCACCATTTCTCCCATAATTGTTCTTCTGTATCACAAGTAAAAGCTCTGCAGTGTGGATTCATTCCTTCGAATGTTTTTGTCCATGGAGAGCCCCAGATTTTCCATTTTCTTCTTTCATAGCATAGAACATCAATACTAGCCCTGTCAGTGCTCGCTGGATGATCCACTTGTACTTCATATTCAAATTCTGTTCCTGAATCACAGAGGTATTCGACATTAATATCAGAATAAACATTCTGAATTGACTCAAAACCTTTCTTTTGAAAATAATTATCATGATTGCCAGCTATGAGAATTTTTTTAGAATATTTTTGTCGGTCTATCCATGATGAAAATTGACCATATTCAACAGGTTTATCTGCAGCCGTCAAATCTCCAGCAACAATCAAAAGATCACCCCCTTTGAGTTCTGGGTAAAATCCGTGCAGATCTGAGATGCAGTCGATAATCATCATCACTCATTTGTTTTCATCTTTATTTGGAAAGTTAATATCTATCCAATTTGTTATAAAATCCAACATTTCTCTCAGAGTTGGGTTACCTGTCAGAAGTTGTTTTTTACGACAATCTTTTAGAAAATCCAGTAACATGGACTTAAGCTCGTAATGACAATATAGATCGGAAAGCTCCGTTTGGTTTGAATCGTCTTCATATTTTTTCGTCTCCAATCACCCACCTCTCGCGTTTCTTTCCAGTGATATTCTCAATGATCGATTCTTTTAAGATAACCCAGCGTCTATCCGAAATCTGTATTGCTTCTATCTCTCCACTGTGCACAGCTCTCCATACAGAAGATTTGCTACCATAAATACCCATTTTCACTAATTCAGTAGGCGTAAAGAAGTTCTTGGGACCCATGAGACGGAGAAGATTAGCAATAAAATCGATTTCATCTGAAGTCATTAGTCTTTCCAATTCCAATGCAATTTTGTGTGATCTTCGGAAAAATATTTTCCATCTTGTTTGAAGTGTCTTACGTATTTTCCCAAAAAATCTACTTTTCCTTCTCGCTCGACCCTCCAGATAGCCCCTTCTACTGGTTCCAATGCTCCATGATAGCCATAAGTTTCTCCATCGTGTTTATCTAAAAGTTTTTCAATAGTTATACCAACTTATATACGGTTATATCTGGTTTTTGGTATAACTCATGAAAGCCGCAGATCTGAGTTCCAACATTTCGAGTGTCTATTTTACTGCCTAGATAGTCAGGAAAGACCGAACTTGTGAAGTCCAGAATTTCCATAATTTTCATAAGTATCTACTTTATATTGACATAAGAAAAATGGATACTTTTAAAATTTGTTACGCCCCCAAAAGTATCCCAAAACGGGGCCAATTTTTATATGCTTTCACTTTAGACCATGACATACTATAATCGAAAAATAACCGCAAGGGGAAAATCTGGATGACATTAAACTGTCACCCACCAACCAATGTACAACAAATCTCATATGTGCAAGTTCAGAAAAGGGAGAAAAAATGGTTAGTTCAACACAAAAAATTAACTGGGATTCGATTATTTCTCTAGGAGTTGTTATGGCAACCATCATTGGTAGCACTGTTCCGTTGTATATTCACTCCACGAATCAAACAGAAAATTTGAGACAATCTATGGAAGCTAATGCGCGCGCCATACATGAAGAAATTCACGCAATCCATGAGGAGATGAAAGATTTTCACGGACGCTTATGCGCAATAGAAGAAAGAAATAGAAAATAACCGCAAGGAGGAAATTTATGGATTGGACGCAATTTTCCATTTTCATGATATCCAATATAGTTTTTACTTTAACATTGTGGCTATGGAGTCGAGCTGAATCCAATGCTGATCATCGGGAAATGATGAATCTTATAAGAGAAATGAAAGATGAAATGAAAGATTTCCATGGTCGTCTCTGTGCTATTGAAGAGAGGAATAGAAAGTGATAAAACTTAATGATTTTGAACGTGAAATAGATGAATTCACAGTTGAATTCATGCAGTTCGTGGAAGAAAAGGATATAAGTATGCCTATAGTCATAGCGTCTATGGTCCGAGTTTTTGTTGCTTTCAATCTCATTAATGATGTTTCGATATCTGAATTTGAAGATGGACTGAATAGATTATTGAAAGATTATAAGCGAAGAAAAATGGAGTCTGAAAATTGGAATATTTCACATGAAGAAACCAATTAATTCTAACATGTGTGGCGGATATAAAATTTAATCATGGTAAAAGTCAGGTGGATGCAAAAAATGAGTAATAAAAAATGATAACACAATCAGCAGACATCGGATTAATAATAGCAATCACAGGAAGTGCAATAGCAATTGTAGGCACAGTACTCGCTATGATGTTTTGGGTAAGACAGGAAGCTAATTCTTTACGCAATGAAGCTAAAGAAGATAGGAAAGATATCCTCAATCTGATAAGATCTATTGAGTTAGAAATGAGGGATTTCCATTACAAACTAGTGGAGATTGAGAAAAACAAAAAATAGCAGGGGTTAATATGGAGTGGACACAATTTACGATATTTTTCTTAGGCGTATTTGGATTATTCATATGGAATCGTACTGAATCAAGAAACGATATTCGCCATATGGATAATAAAATTGATATCAACAGACAATTAATGCATTCTATACATGATGAAATGAAAGATTTTCATTTCAGATTATTAGAAATCGAAAGAAATAGGAGATAAGAGAATACTATGATAAATATTATTTTTTGGGCATTAGTTTTAGCAACATTGTGTAATGGAGTTTATTGGAGCATTTCACATGAAAAGACAAATTAATTCTAAAATAAATTATGAAAAAATATCCGCATACTTTGCTGGTTTGGCTTTAATGATTACTCTCTGGAGTGTTATTAATCAAACTCAAAGAGATCTATCAGATTTAAGAGAACGAGTTGCAAGATTGGAAGTTAAAATAGAAAGATTGGAGAAGTAATATGGAGTGGTTTAAGAAGCATTCTGATACAATTGTTATTTTATCTGGTATTATTAGTTCATTACTTTGGATGAACATGAAGTTCAATGAAGTACATGATCAAATCAATGATATTAAAACTGAGATCGCTGTTATGAAAACCGTGTTAATCATGCAAAAAATTATGCCAGTTGAATTGGCTCTCAAAGAGGGGAAATAATATGTTGTTGGCAATAGGATCTTTTATAGTGTTTATTTGTTATCTTTGCGCAATTGACTAGAAAAATCTATAGATCTTAGCTTCTCTGCGATTTCGGGATTTAGCTCCTGTAATTCTCCTACATACTGATCTAAATATTTAGTAGCCAATCCATACTTATTTTCGTTTAAGGCATTCATCATCTTAGAAGATAGGTTTTGCAACCGTGGATTTAATAATAATTCTCTGGATAATAATCTGGCGCCATGTTCTCCGACCATTTCACCGATCAAAGGGAAGTTTCCTAAAGACAATCCAGTGAGTAATCTTATTGCTTCTCCCGCACTATAAAGATCAGAGATGAGGGAGGGCTTCAATTTTTCCGAGATTTTAGAATAATTTGAATAGAGTTTATTTGTTATTCTAAAGTCGTTAGCTAGTTCTGGTGAAATATCTTCTAACGCTTTGAAAATTGGCTCTTTGAGAACGCCAAGTTGAGAATTTCCTTTGCCTACGTAGTAATTTACATCTTTGAAGAAATTTGTGAGTGATGAGCCTGTAATGGGGCTTTTTGCCAGATCTTCAAAATCTTCTTGTATCTTTTTTCTTACTTCTGAGGGAAATTTTTGCATCTGTTCTTGAATGGAAGTCAGAACTTTAGAGCTGGCATCTGAAGAAAGCTCTTTACTAGCCGCTGGATTTGTTTCCAAGCGATCATAGACATCACCCAAAGCTTTATAGGATTTATCCAATAGTTTTTTTGTTCGTCCCCTTCGGGGAGCGACCTTTCCAAGTATTCTTTGCTTTTTTTCTGATTGTATTAACGGAGTAATTTCTTCCTCAGCTAATCCAAGTTTTCTAGCTCCTTCAAGAAGTTGCTCTTGTCCTTTTTTCGGAATAATCTTTTTGCCTAATCCTGGAAGGCCGAATGCTGGCAATTCCACCAAACTTTGCGCCCAGTCGGGTAATCCAATTTCTTCGGCGCCCTGACCTAAAAATCCGGCAAGTGCAGAGCGTAGTGCCTGACCTGCAAGATTTCCTCCTCCAATGGCTGCATAAGGAGCTATCCTGCCGCCTCTTTCTAACGCCGATTCAGTGAATCCTTCTTGAGTAGGTAATAGATTTTCAATGACATCTAAGACATCTGTTTCCAATGCAGGATGTATCGTAGGAATCTGATTCAAAGCTTTAACTAATGGATTTTTTCCTAATTGGGTAGCAAACTCCTTAAGAAATCCTTTAGGTGCAGCCGACAAAAGTGATCTAACAGTGGACGGTTCCTCTTCGACAAAGCGAAATCTTGAAGGTTTTTCAGATTTTTCTTCCTGTGGAATTTCTTTTTCTTCTTCAATAAAACGAAATGCCATCAGATTGGCTCCCATGTAGTCCCATTACTTTTGAATCTTTTGCCCTTATCATCTTCTATGATTTTTCCTTTATGTTGGGCAGCTTCTGGCATTTCTTCCAGATTAAATTCAGGTCCACTAATTTTTTGCAATTCCTCTCTCAATTCTGCTTCTTTGTCTTCAACCATAGATTCGGCGATCTCTTGAGCCTTCTCTTGGGAAATTTCGCCTAAAGAATAGTGTTTGTAAACATCAGTCAAGGCTTTTTGATAATTGCTTTCAATCTCATTGAAAATATCCATTTGACGGATGATGTCCTTTCTACCTTTTTCACTGTTGATCAATGTAGGGAGTCTAGATTGGAAGGTTTGTATATCGAAATTTGTGACTCTTCCTCCGAAGATATCTTTTGCTCCGGAGATAAAATCATTCACGGTTTTTACGAAACGTTCAGCTTCGGGAGGCACTAATTTCAATATTTGAGCCCATGGACGAATTTGTCCTTGGGGATTAATGAATATTCTGCCTAGACCGTCTGGGACTTTCGGAGAGAGATTGTTCAATATTTTCAAATGATCTTTTTCATTTTTTAGCGCCTTGTATTTGGATGAAGCATCTTGGAAAAGAGGAACATTTTCTTTTCTCAATTCTTTTTTATAATCAGTAAGCGCTTTTCCGGTTAAGTCTGGTGGTTCTAAGTCTGGAAATATTGTTTTTCCTTCTGGAGTTTTTTCTACTTTCGGAGGCACGTAAGGTTGTTCTCTTTCAGGAACAAGTTCTTGTTCTCGTTGTTCAATGTTTTGTTGTTCAGGTTGTTCATTCAATAATTTCTCAAAAATTCTCGTTTTACCGCCTTTAGTCAATTCGGGATAAAGATCTTCAGCAAGATTAGAAGTTCCACGCGGAATGTAACCTAAATCCTCCATACTCTTAATGCTTGATCGCAATTTTTCTGATTTCTGTTCTTCTTGCTTGCCCAACAATTTCTCTTGTCGGTATCTTTTAGCAGCTTCATCAATAGTTCCAGTAACTCCGGGAAGTAGTCCTCTTAGGAAAGATTGAATACCTGAGCCTTGACCTTCTATAATTTGAACCATGATCGCCTACAGGAAAAAAGGTAAGAATTTGGATGCAGAGCCTAGCAGACTTCCGAAACTTTCCCATCCGCTGGGTTTTCTTTCATATGAATATGGCTGCTGTCCCAATAAACTCTGGGAGAGTCCGAGCAGTTTATCTATGGCGCTTTGTTGAAGATTGGAGCGGTTAGCCGCCAGATTCTCCGCCAACGTGCTTGCGGCCCCGCTAGTCGCATTTTGGAACGCAGATGAGTCCATGGCACCTAGACCAGCGAAACGCGATCCTAGCTGTCCTAAAGCCTTTTCATAGGCACTATACGCAGGAGCTTCAGATTCAGCAAAGGCACTCTCATCTCCCGAGGCTAATCGGGAAAGATAATCTAAACCGCCTCCCCCCAATCCCTGTCCGGTTCCACCAAGTAACATTTTAAATAGATTCATCTGTTCAGGAGTAAAGTTAGGGATTTTCCTATATCCTGAGATGTTAGATTTTGGTGTGGCTGATCCAGTAGCGCTGTAAGTCATGGGATTACCTAATTTAAAAGATATTCTAATGTAATAGTACCACTCAAAATATTATTATTGCCAGAGCCATTAGTGATGGTAATGATGGTATCATTGATATAAATACTCACTTGCTGATCAATATTCACAGTGGAAACGAAAGGAATTGGTTCATATTTGGCATTGGTGATCACTGATGCATCCGTAATACAGCTACCATAGATACTTACAAATTGTGTAATGCCACTAATTCCATGAGTGATGTCCAGACTTGCTCCAGCTGCGATCGCTCCAAAAGAAAATAACTGCCGGAAAGATTGCCTATATTGTAATGGCATCGCAACGCTGGTATTTTGGTTGGTATAATATTTATTTCCTGTGGCTACCTGTACAGTATTGTAAATACCTATTGTCCTAGTATTTATCGCTTGCACGATATCAGTATCTCTCTTGGATAAGGTATTTTGCAATTCTTTTGGATCTGTAGGAAAGCTTTGCGTCGTGGGAAGATATGGAACTTGAATGGATAAACTAGAAGTGGTCATGCGAGTGTAGGCCCTGGGTAAAGATCTAGAACAATGGCATACATTTTGATCTCTTGAGTATTAATGGTTGAATCATACATCTGTGCATCGCTGAGAGTGAATCCTAACTGTATTGTGTCGCCATTAAAGCTGTTGCTCTGCCTATGCCAGATTTGATCTTGTCCTGCTTGATAAGGAGGAATGGCGCTAGAATATAAACTTGGCTCCGGAGAAGTGAGTACTACATTTTGATAAATCAAATAAGGATTGATGCTCGGATCGTTGCTCGCCAGATCAGAGTTCTGGCTAGAATAGATATTTACCGTGATTTGTCCGGTGGCCGTCGTTTCCAAAAGAAATCTTTCCAAGCCAAAACGCACCTGGCGTCCATCTTGCCAACGTACAGGAAATTGCTTAGTCTGCACATCAGGATTGCTATAGCGAATATAAGTACCGCCCCCCAGATAAGTACCAACAATAACCACAGGATTAGTAGGTGAAGGCACAATTGTGAAATTATTCGCGTCCGTTGGAGTGATCTTGAAAATATTCCCATTGAGACCGGTAACTCCTATGACGCCGTTGATTTGGATAAAGTCTCCCGTATTGAGACAATGATTTGGAGAAGTGATGGTAAATCCAGATACGGCTGTAATGTATTGTGAATTGGCTTCTTCTGTTCCTAGACCTTTGATGAGCACAAATCCATGTTGATTTCCTCCCACAATATTTGGGAAAAACGCTGCATCTCCTGCAAAATTCCAAGGATCTGTCCAGTCTGCCCAGGTGGGATATATGGTACCGATATTTGCCCATGTTCTAAAGGTAGTTCTGCGAAAGGTTCCGTAATGGGTAAAATTCTCGTCGAAAGTTGCCCAATTGTTGTCCCTATAATTATATAGAAGGGTTTTGCTGTTGAAGACATTCTGAGGACGATCTCCAGGGCAATAAGTGAAATAGACCCATTCATTGCGATAATCACGTATGGCCGTTACTCTAGAACTGTTATTATTGGCTATGGAGACATCAAAGACCTGGTCTAGTATCAGAAGATCTATGCGTTGACAACTTGTCTGTGTTGTCATTGTAAAGCCATTGGTGGCCATTCCTAACACACCAGTATCAAGGATCACAGAGGAAAATGTATTCTGAGCGCCAAATTCTGAGTTAATTGTCTGAAAGATAAATGGCAACGTGTCGTCGAATGTATAGATTAATCGCAGTTGTTTTGTCTCCAGAGCATAGATGAGCACATCTTCGTTCTCGGATACTGTAACAATATATTGATCGTAAGGAGCAGTGAGAAAACCTCCTTTTGCAACTTGATTCTGATACCATGCTGTTGGATCTGGTGCTTGTGTTTGAATGACAAATGGCAGAGGATTAGCGTAATATGGAGTGCCTACTTGAGAATAAACGATACGATTGGGATAATACTGAATCGTTGGAAAGATAGAGGTATTAGTTAGATACACTCCTGAAAATATCAATCTATTTTTGAATGGAGTGATAATATCGGCACCCACTAAATAGAAAGGATTTGGGTTTGTACTAGCGTTGAAAGCATTTAAAGGTGGTGAGAAATTCACCCAACCAAAATTTGCGCTAACTGTAGGATCGCCATCGTACCATTTGATACCATCTCCTGTGCTAGTACCTCCTCCATTAGATGTCAGAGTGAGAAAAATACCGCTATTATTTATGGTTTTTCCTGTGGTGTTGATAGCTACAGTGAAAGAATCAGGTCCCGTTACAGTCACAGAAACGGATTGATTATTTAATAACCCCGCATCTGCTCCAGTGATTTCATTGAAGAATACAAAATCCCCCGTCACAAGTCCGTGAGCTGTGGCGGTAGTAATGATAGTGGGACTACCAACAGTAATCGTAGAAATGGCTTGGAAATGGAATCCCGGTTTGCCATTAGTCACCCAAAGACACCCGGAATTCTCAGTCGTATTGGCAATCGTATTAGTGCCAAGATAGTTTGTGGAGTAGAACTGTTGATAATTAGCCCCTGTCCAAACAAAAGGGGTCCCTGTCTCTTTGTAGAAGGTGACATCGTAAAATTCGTTGGTTCCTTGATTGAACTCATAAGAATAGATCGTATCAAAAGCTACAGGAATAGGTTGATTGACGAGTCCAATATCGAAATCTTCGAATCCCATTACCGGAAGACCCGGATAGTAGGAAAAAGTCACTATGGTAGCTATCCCTGTACCAGCAGTATGAGTTAAAACCACAGTTCCTGTCTGATAATTTATCGTGCCACTATTACCTGGTGTTACACTACTTAATGTGCCATTTCCATTATCAGTAAAAACAATTATTCCTAAAGTAATTGTTATAGATCCAGGAACCAGTGTTAGATTAGCTTGATTCGCTATTTTCCAATTTCCACTAGAAATATAAGCGCTGTAAGTTGTTGTATCCAATCCAATTGTGAAATTATTTGCATCGACTATTGTAATAGTGAAAGTGAAGCCATTTAGTCCACTTGTCATAGTAACCGGATTGATCATCCCATTGACGTTATATATGACAATAGATTCACCACTTGTTAAGTTATGTCTTGGACTGGTTACTTGAGCAGGATTTGCATTTGTGATATTGCTGATGTACCCACCAAAACCAATTGATGAAAGAACATTCAGTGTCCAAGGAGAAGCTAAGCTATTTCCCAGAGATTCCGAAACTAAGGTTCTCTCTAAACGTCCCAGCAGATCGGTACCTCTTTTTCTTGCAATCTGCTCCCTCCAGATATAGGCATTATTCAAGACAGGAAAGGCGTCATTGTTGATCAAAAAAGGCTTTCGATCTGTCTCATAACCCGTTTTGAAGTTACTTACAACCAGATGATCGACAGGCATTATGTCTCCATGATTGTGATTGTGATATTTCTTAGTGGCGTTAGAGCAGGATTATTGAAGGGAATGGAAAGAATTACTTGATTATTGGCTGGAGTTGTGTATCCAGGGTATTGTCCAGAGGATAACAATACTCCCGTTAGATTTATGCTAAAAGTCACTCCATAGGTGGTTGTTCTACATGCATTTGTTAAATTAATGGTAAATGTCGTCGGAGTACCATTGGTTTGTACAATAGGTCCCGTGACATTAAAAGAATCGAATGGTGTAATATTTCCGGATGCTGCTAGAGATTGAAACGAAGCATAAGCCTTGATGGGTGCGAGTGGGAACAAGGTGGTTGCCGAAGAAATGGTATCTCTCACGTAGTATGGCATCGTAATGCCGCTATTAGTGATAGCAAAGGCCACTACCTGATTGGAGCCTGGAACAATGGGCAGAGCGGCCGTCTGATCAATCCATGAGACCTTATTATGCTTTCCATTATTGGAAGAAGCCGTCAGTGCCACATGATCACCTAATAGACCGGCTCCAGTGCCATATTGTGTATTGATTTGCTGGAAATTGGCTAATATCTGAGGTTGCGACTGACTCGGATCATCAGTCGCTTGAGGAATATTTGGGCTGTAACTCATTATTTTTTCCTATGCATTTTCTTTAAGGTTTCAGCGAGCACTGCTCTTTTCCTTGTAGTGGGATTCTTCGAATGTTCTGCTTTCTCTAGTTTTAATTCCGGAATCTTTTCGCCTTTTTTTACTTTCAAGGATTTGCGCAATGCACCCTTATGAGTAATTGCTTCTTGAATCCATTTTTCTTTTGCCATTTTATTTCCCCTTTTTTTTCTTCATTTTCATTTTCTTCTTAGGCTTCATTTCATGGCCTTCGGCTTCCTTCATGGCTGTTTGACTATGCGGTGATAAATGGCCATGAAGCATTGGATGTAGTGTTTCTTTCTCTTTTTTCATTTTGTTCATGATTTTCCTTATGTTTTATTCTCATTTATACTTAATACTGAGTATAAAGATATGAATTGGCCTGAGTTTGATTACTAAATATCGTCGGCGTTCTCTGTGTTGCTCGCTGACGTTCACTTCGTCTTAAAACGAGGTTCTCTTGTTCTCTGAAAAGTTGTTCATAGAATGCGAATTGGTCGTAATCTCCCGTATCTGAAAGGATTTTTCTAGCTGCGCCTCGAGCAAAATACTCAGACATATAAGCAAAAGGTACTGAGGCGTTTGAGTTAAAAAATACTGTAGGTGTGACATAAGCGTCGCATTGGATCTTGTAGGCTCTATCTGGAACTGGATATAGTTTGAAAATATTATTGAAAAACAAACAGATCCTTGGAGTACCTGCAGAATAGGGGGAAGTTTGGGATTCGATATTGAAACCTGCTGGGACTACGTTCAAAAAGCTGAAGTTCGCAATTCCATTTACGTAATCGACCGTTCCAGATCCTCCTCCGCTCGGTGGAGTGCCAGTAAGATCAGGACCAATGATATTTTGAAAAGTAGCATCCGTCTGAATCAGGATACCTTGACCGAGTGAGTTTGTGTATCCACTATCTACGATATATTGCTGTTGTCCTGCAGCATTAACGGCTGTGATATATACGTAGGGTAATAAATTTCCCAGATCATCAATAAATGCTCTCAATACGGGATTTCTTCCAAAATTGATGACATATGGACCTGTTGTCCCATTACCTAGGATCGGGAATTCATTTAGGACTAGTTCAGGAAATAGCTTATAGAACTGATCATTGGATTGATACCAGCCAATCTCTATACCATCGCAGTATACGGGCATCTTGAACATATTATAGACTGGCATGACCGTCTGGGCTTGCTGCTCTCCCGCGGGAGGATTCTGAATGAACGGAGGAGGATTTGCATTAGCCGGATAAATAGGGGTGAGCGCCTGTGTGAAAGGCGCTTGGTATTCAAAAATATTTGGAATCGTTTCAAAGGTATACTGGCGCTTCAATTCTAATAATTGAATGCGTTCTGGCACATCATAGGAGACAAATCGATTGATATAATCCGCAATCACGATATCTGATATGGATTGTGTGGAAGGACTCTTCAATAGTCTTCTTACCCATATATAAATATCGGAGAGTATGCCCCCAGTTACCTTTGGAAGTGGTGTACTCATGAAAATGCTCCCACGCCGATAGGAACGAATCTTCCGCGATAATGCGTTCCTGTAGGTGCAAATTGATGAGTGAACTCATCGGACTTCCAATAGGGTGTAGGTCGTTCTATATAGTCGAATGTATGGTACTTCATCGATTCCATGCCGGTATCAGTGTCTTTTTCACCACTTAGGTAGTAAGCAATCATCCTTGGAACATATACCGGAACGTTAACGGGGATTTCCCAATAACAATCGGGATCTCCAGGCCATTTTGAAAACCAGAAACATTTAGGTTCCGTACTACTGCGTCCATTGATCACTTCGCTCTGAAACATTCCACGTACATATTCCCAATCATAATTGTACTTTCTTCTCCATTCCTCTTTAAAAGTCCCAAATGCCTGAAGCTTTTTCTTGGGTTCGATATAACGCGCTCCCTCAGCCTGTGCTCTCTGTTTTGCTGTTAGCGGCACTTCCGTCTCTTGTGCTTGCGGAGCGATTTCATTAATCTTGTCCACATTCATCTTGGACATTTCTGTTGATAATTCAGCGACCTCTCTGATAAGTTCCTTTTGTTTCATTTTTCCTCCTTAGGGGGGTTGATTTTGAAATGCCCCTGGAACAGTATTCGGATTATTCGGAATGCCTCCAGGAGACGATGTACCGGTGTTTGAATCTCCGATTCCTGAAACCTGAGCTGGGTTCAAAACAACATAGGTGGGGGGAGATGGAGTGACGAATGGGTTAAATCCCAAGGTATTGATATTGACAACGAATTGATTAGAAGCGGGGATTGCGGAAATGTATCCCGTCCGTTCATCCAATTGAATCATTCCCCATTGTTCAGGGATGAAAAATTGGACTTCGTTACCGATGACAAAACCGTGGCTAGTGCTCGTAGTTACAAGGGTGGTTTGTCCCATAACAATGGCGGTAATATCGCAAAGGAAAGGCGTATAACTACCGCTGTTGAATAACCCTAAATTGTATCTAGTCTGAGAATTGGACATAGGTATTTGTTTCACATTTGGGGAGGTTTTCCTCCCCAATTGGTTTAAGGAGCACTAGACTTAATCAAGTCTGGATAAGTTGCTCTCCAACGGATTACATCGCTTGCATTGAGTAGCAAACTAGCTCCGATAAGAACTCCTTGACGCGTGTTAGCATAAAATGCCCCTGGTATTGTGATTGCAGGAGGAACAAACGAGATAGGAGGAACTAAGGTTCCACCGCTGTTTTGATCTCCAATAGCCAATACTTGAGGGAATGTAATGCCCAGAGATGCTTGTGCACTTGTTGGATAAGTAAAGGTAGCAAATCCTGTACTGTTGATATTCACTGCAAACTGATTAGCAGCTAAATTAGAGTTTGTGGCTGCGGTTTGTGTGATATATGCCTGTTGAGGAACTCCAGTCGTATTAAGCACATACTGGCTATCCAGTTGTTGCATACCCCAGACAGATGTTGTATTTACAAATCCTGTTTGAGGGAATACGAAGAAGACCTCTTGTCCAACGACAAATTTGTGATTCAACGAAGTGTTGATCACAGTTTGCGTCGCAGGGACTCCAGTGACAGTAGCTCCTACGCCAGTAATATTCGTTCCGAATGGAACGTACAGATCTGCATAGAACAAGCGTTTTACAAAACCTGCAGAAGCCCCAGCAGCAAATCCTGAAGTGGGGATATTTCCTATGGTGAAGGTAGTTGGACTTCCGACTGCAGTGACTGTTGTCAAAGTGCCTGCAATCTGAAGCATGGCAGTGGTGCCATAGATCAGAACAGCATCTCCCACAGAAAGTCCATGAGCAGATGTAGTTGTTACCACTCCTGTTGCAGCAACAATGCCACTGATGGTCAATGTGGGACCATACTGATAAGTGCCTGCACTGACGAAGCTAAAGGCTCCGGAAGTGAATGCCACATTCTTCAAAGCTGTGCTAGAAGTGACGTTTTCGGTTGCATACCCATAACCTGCGGGATCTTCGGCAAAACCAATAGCATACTGCACTTGAGGCGTTGCGCTAGTAGAACCCCATTGTGTTTTATTCCAAATCTCGAAAGTATTTGGCATAAATGGCAGACTAATGAATTGAGAAGCAGCTGCTGTAGCCACTGTGAAATAGCCTTCAGCGTCTTTATTATATTGAGACATGATTCCTCCTAGGTAGTTTGGGTGCAACGTACGTTACGAATCCAAGTCTCTTGAAGGATGACTTGCGCTTGAGCGAATTTGACGCCAAGGGTGCCGTTTAGAGCCAGAGGGCCGCTGAAGATAGGCGGACGGTAAAGAAGCTGGCTAGAGTAGCCATCTTGATCGATATGAGCATAAGATTCTCTTGCAATGGCCATGTTGTTATAAACATCATTTCCATTCATGGAAGAGGCTATTTGGATTGCAGATTCAGAGCTTGTGAAAATTCTGAAGTTTAAGACCGCTCCATACTCACTGTAGATCGTGTCATTTTGATTTGGATAGTTCCAAGAACTGGTAAACTTATCCATCGCATCAAAGGTAGGCTGTATGATCGTGCTGCAGAGCAAGAAATAAGCACTACGAATGGGAGCGGTACCAAAACGATCTTCGCCTTGTTTTCCAGAAAGGAATTTAAAGGCGTTGGCTGTATCTAGAGAAGACGCAACGTTACTCAGATCCCTCACAGTCATCTCTGTGGGGTTATCGCCATTGACGCCACCTTTACAGTTATAAACAGAGACGGCAGAAAGGAGATAATCACGTAGGATTATGTCTTCAGCCTGTCTCATGGCTACTCCAAGACGCTCTGTAACCCAGCTGAGAACGGGGTCTTGGTCTTGGATGACGACTTGTTCATTCAAGATGACTGATGTACCATAAAAGGCCATTGCAGCATCTACAATCTCTCTTGTAGCAACTTGAGAGGGTGGTTCAATCCCAGTGTTGCCCAATTGGACAACAGGGGGTTGTAGAGGAACAGGACGCAAGAAGCGCATGGTTGTTCCGCCATTCCTTGGCATCGAATATTTTTCGGCCGGAATGATATAGTTGAAGTTTGGTGTAGGAACACTCAACATGCCTGGAGCAAGCGATTGGAGAATCGGTGCAGGCAGATTGCTGGTTGTTGTAATCGACATCTTTCCTCGATGGTTTACGTTTGGACCATTCCAAGAACATGCTCAAAATGGTCTTCAAATACGTAACGACCAAGGAAGCGACCAATCTTTCGAAATTATCGATGAGTTGGACCGGAACCGTTACCAATGGGTCTGCGTTGAGCCTCTTTTAGTTTTGTGTAGGCTTGCTCACGAGCAGCTTTGGATCGAGTATCGAACTCCACAGCGCTAGGCGTACCAGAACTGGGAGAGATGAAGTAGGGATTTTTCATATTTTCGTCTACTTTCTCTTTAATCGACTCTTGAGGCTTCACGTTCTGCATACTCTTCAATTTCTTGTAAGTACTGAGCCTACGTGCGTAATCGTCGGGCACTTCTAAAACAGTCTCTAAAAACACAGGATCTACATTGTTTAAATTGGCAATCGCCTGTTCGTTCATTACATGATCGTAATCAGGAAATTGCGACTTTAATCTTTGTAGATAATTTCTTTTTCCTTCTTCTTCACGTTCCTCACGGATGGTTTGCTTAGCAATTTCTTTAGCTTCCTTCTTAAAGTGAGCTCTCTCTTTTTCAAGTTTTGCTCTCAGACGGGCAGGATCTACAAAGTCTTCGGCTCCATCCAAAGGATCTTGTTCTTTGGGTTGCAGCATTTGTTTGATCTCTTCTAGTTCCTTTCGCATCATTTCCGCCTGCATTTCTGCACGGACTCGGGCATCTCTCTCTTGTTCTCGGGCTGCTTCCAACCTTCGAAAATTAAGCTCTTTATCGCTAAGCCCTTCTTGAGGCTTTTGTTCAGGTACGGCGAGGTCCTGTGGATTTACGCCTTCGTTCATAGAATTTGTCCTTGGTGTGACGACGACCTTTACGTCAGAAAAAATATTTAACATCCCTATTGACGCAAGGGGGCGTGCATATTTATATGTTAAATTAAAAATTTAATTAACACATAAGGGGTTTCACATGCAAAGATTTTATTTGAAAAAGGATCAAGTTTGGGAAAATACTGAATTTTGGAAGCAAAATACCGAAGAAGACTATGTCAAATGTATCCAAAGCTTAATCACTTCGAAACCATTCGGAGATCATAAATTCTATATCTACTCTTTTGTGAAGAGAGTAAATGATAACACCGGGGAAAAGAAAATGTACCACCAGCCTCGCCTAACGCGTCCGGAGCCTCTTCCAGGCACTTCATTGCTCAAGGTGGACCCAAGGTCGCCTGATACCGCGATCATCGTCTGGACGCTTCCTAATCAAGAGAATTTTGGACTCTATCAACGAGGCAAGATGTTTGCTGATGAATTTGTCCATGAATGCATTCAAAAGTTTCTAAATAATCCAAAAGAGATGTGCAAACCAGATAGTGAAGACTTAAACGACAATCAGATAAGAGATATCTATAGAGGCATCAAAAACAGATTGAAAGCGTTAAAAGCAACAAATTTGGCGAAAGAAAAAATATCGAAGAGTGTATGATGAGTGAAAAACGAAGGATTTATGGACCCAGATTTACATCTTTTAGCTACAGTAGGATCTTTGACAGTTTTGATGTGGGGGTTGTTAAAATTTATGCTAAGAGATATTCACAAAGATTTAGAAGACATAAAACAGGCTCAGAAACGCTCTGAAACTAGGATTGATCATTTATACGAAATTTGCATCGGACTTCTAAAGAACAGAAAATGAACATAACCAAAAAAGATTATTGTGAAGCAATTTCAGAAGGAGTTAAACAAGTGAAAGAAGCTCTGAAGGAAATTCAGGGTTAATTCATCTTCCTAGGAGGTTTTCCACGAGGATTGCGGACTTTTGGATTGAACACATCCGTAAATCCGCCATCTTTGGTAGCGACTTGAGCAGGAATGCCCATTCCTTGATATTTTCCTGCGTTGCTTTGAGATCGATAGTCATAAGGAGGGCGTTTCCCATCTAAGGAAGTATTTTTAACCACCATGATCGCGTGGAACTCCCATTGTCTTCTTTTTGGGAGGCATTGCCTCTATAGATTCAGAGCGAAAATATCCTGTTTTTCCAGCTTCACCTACTCCACGATATTTCCCAATATTCTCGATGTTACGATAATCGTAAGCTTCCTCAAAGAATTTAGGATCAGTTAAACTGGGATGCTTGATTTCATTGTCCATTTTTCTCCAAAAATTGAGAGCGGTAACTTTCCCTATCATGTATTTTTTTAGCAAACGTTAGGACATCTTCCATAGATTTAAATGCCCAGCGATACCCTTTTTGATAAAGTTCTGGGCAGTCTAACTCTTCATTATTTTCTCTGTATTCATTGGGGAAATGAATACCCATCATGTACTTCAAATTAATGCCTGAATTCTGGTTTGGGCATATTTTTTGATGTCTCACTCACGCCTTGCTCTTGATCACGATGCACTGCCATTTCGGTATCTGGATATTTAAATCCTCGAATTTCTCCAGCTCTTGGCAATTTTTTGTGATGAGGCATTTCTGGAAAATAACCATCGGAATCAACTTCACCACGGTTCATATCCATTTTTCTCTCGCTCATTGGCTTCATAGTAGTGCACTCCTTACTTGTGACTCATTCCCCATTTTATTCTGTGGGCTATTATTATTCATCATATTTGTTAAAAAATTATTTGATTCCGATTGAATCTTTGCAGAGATTTTTTCGCGATTTTCCCTGTCTTCTTGCATTAAAGCTTGGCTCTGAAGTTCAACAAGTTTTTGTCTGGCGTCGAATTCCCCATAGGCTTGGTAAGTTTCAAGCAGTTTTTGTAGCGCTTCCATCTTGTCTTTGAGAGCTAGAGCATCATTTCGGCTAATTTCTGATATTCTTTCTTCAAATAAACCAATGTTAGCTTCTGCTCTTCCGTGACGTTCGCGGGCTGTTGCAAGTTCACTAGCGGATTTGGCTTGTAGATTCTGGAGTTGTGCTTCCAATAGAGTATGTTTGAGCATCATCTCTTGTTTCTGCATCTCAGCAGCTTCCATTTGTGTTTGTTCAATGGCAGCAATGATCTCGTTTTTACCTTGAATAGTAGCATTTTCCAAAAGGAATTTTGGAGGAATAATACCTCCCAGAATCTGATTGAGATCGAGCATTTGCTTAAATTGCATCTGTTGTTGGATGGTTGTATCTAAACCTTCTGAGACAAGAACATCATATTTTGAGAATGTCTTTGTGAGAAACTCAGGATTAGGCTCTTTGCCAAGGATGCGAGCAATTTTCGCAGGAGACCAATTATTTTGAATGATCTTCTGTTCCAGTCTTCCAAAAAGTTTTAAAGCCACATCCCACTGATCGAAGTATTTTTGAAGAGTAACAAGTCCTGCTCCCTGTCTTAACATTACCTCGATTCCGGTCTTGGAATCGTCAGCCATTCCCAAAAGTTCTTGGTTGACTCCCGATGTGCGGAAAATAAAATCAGCAAGCTGATCAGCGAGCTGCATATCGCTGGGAGGAACCGCATTAGGAATAATCTTTTGAATATCAGTGAGCTCAAATCCTTCCTTAATGATGATGTCTTTTCCTTGGCCACCATAGCGTAGATCTTCCTCATTGACGATAGAATTTTCTTTGCGCATCCATCCGGAATTGATTGAACTCTCTGATATATCGTGGTTTAAAATTATACGACGATTAAGAAGAAATTGCGAATCGCGCATAGCTCGAGTTAAAGAACGTACTCTTAGATCATATTGAGCTACATGTGCATCATAATTCCAGTAGATGGGAACCAGAGGACACTCATCAAAATGTAATGGATTATAATTTAAGTACATCATGTGTTCGTTGATGACTACTGCAAGCTTCCATGTGGGAGTAGGAACTTCGATTACTTCAAACATTCCAGTGCGATTCACTAACTCATCCAAGAATTGCTGATTATCCACGTAATCGTAGGCGATGCCATCATTGCGATTATAGAGCATCTTCTTCATGCGCTTACTTTTGTACCAGACGTGACTCAGTACAAGCAGATCATTACGAGCAAGATTGTAGTTCTCAGGAAGGAAATAGAATTTTCCATAGCGATTACCATAACCCGACATTGTACGAATGAGATCTTCTTTATCTGGAAAATAGTTAATCGCTTCTTGTTTAGAGAGATATTGTTGACACCAGATGAAATTACAATCGCTCATATCGGGTTCCCTAAAATAGGGATCAATCATGAAAGAATTGTAAGACCATACTTTTGCATCCAAAGTGCCATTGATTGGGTCATCAGTAAAATCCAAGTAAGGCTGTAATAACACCATGCCCGCAATGGCAGATTGTTCATATGCTTGAGACACCTTTTCCAAAATGTTTCTATAATTATTGGCATAAGTAACTACCTTGGTGAGATCATCTGCGTAATCTTGTTTTGAATTCTCTAAAGGGGTGAAATTGATAGATTTACGATGTTGTCTTTGGTAACCCGTCACCATATTGATGGGTTGTTGAATCAAATTAAAATGGAAAGTCTGAAAATTATATTGAGGATAGAAATTGAAATATGAATTGATGAAGCGCTGTTCGCCTGCATAGAATAAGGTGTCTATATTTGACTGATTCCATCTCGCCTGTTCTAAAGGCTCAAACTTCCCATACAGATTATCCAGCCAAATCTTAATATTTGATTCGCTTGGCTCAGTGTCGGTATCCCATGGGGGAAAATACATCGGCATAAGTAGGCATCTTTTTTAGGCATCTTTTATCC